ACGCAAGTAAGTTCGATGCATTTGCATTACGTATAGGACTTATGTATAATCCGCTGTGTTTGATATCACGAATCTTGCTTTCTGAAGCATTAAACACAATGGAATTTTTAGGTTGTTCGGAGTCCGACAATCTCCCTAACCGAACCATGTCGGTGGGTTGGTTTATACCGGAGTTCTTTACCATTTAATATACCATTGTATTTTAATTTGCGTATAGTAAACCTGCCATGCCGTTTTCAACGCGTAATATGTTGTAATTGACCGCATAAATTGGGTCTGTTATCTTCATACTTTCGCTCATAATCTTTGCTGAGTCTAACCTACTAAAATTTAGCGTACCTGTGGGCTGTAGAGAGCTTGTGAGAAGACAGAAGCAATATAAAAAGAAATCTGGGGAAGTCACATAGTTTGTATGATAATACGCCATTACGTCTATATAATGCGTTTTAGCCCATTTATAATTACCTATATCAAGTCCATTTATGTTTAGCTTTACTTTGTTTGAGACAGAAGTAAGTGCACCATTTGAAGTTGTATCTGTACACACCAGATATTTCACGGGATGGTTAAATATCAATTCCTGATCCTGTTCTCCGGATGGAATATTTTTTTGAACTTGTGTGATGAGCATTTCGTGATTTCTGGATACTATATTACCGCGTTCTTCGTTGTCCAAGTAATAATAATTTGCGTATACTTCGTAATTGTAACTCATCACATTTTTCCAATAAAATCTCAATTCAACTTCGTGATAATGTAATGCAACTAATGGCAAAGCTGATTGTGGACCTTCACAGAAGAAGAACCTAAGGGGGTAAAAATACGATTTAGAGTTGATACCCGGGTGTGGACCATTGGAACTCTTAGAAACGTTCTGTGCGAATGTATCAATTGCGATTTTTTCGGTAAATATAGAATCTTGTGAATCTACCATGTGACCACCTATGTATAATTCGACTTTGTCTATAATTTGCGTCCAATCGGATGGATCGACAGCTTCGGTTCCATCATCTACTGCTATGTACACGTGCCCGAGCATGTCACCCGTTTTTTCAAATTTAATTGACGTCATGGAATCATTTGATACGTTACCGCGCATCAATTGCTTTTCCACGGATTGCGAAAAATTTGAATGTCGTTTAAATGTCGATGAGAAAAATGATATCTCTGGGTCACCCATGATGTGTTTATCTTGGGCGCCAACCGCGATGAGTTGTACGACTCCCGTCGACATTTATAATAACGAAAGGTTAAAAATATATCTATCTTACGCCCTGATTAAATAAATGGTAAATTCTTATTCTTGCACACAAATTTGAAAATCATAAAGTTGTCTATGGCGCTATTTATAGTGGCACCATCTTTATCTCTGAGTGTACACGTGAGACGGTCGAGTTTTCTTATGGGTGTGGTGTATTGTGATTCAACATCATAATCATCTTTGAAAATGATTGGATTTGAACCAGACTGAATTATAGTACCAAATCCCCTGTTAAGATTCGACATAGACGCCTGCCCACCGAACACGTTTGTTGTTCGCTGTGAGTAATTCGTGTTGAGTTCATCTACCGAAACGTGGCACACATTAGAAGAAGGTGCGTCGATTCGCGCGGCTATGAGCTTCGCGTGAACTATATTTTCAAGTGACTGCGTAAGGTGAACCGTAAATGTATTTTTGCTAGATTGACCAATGGTATCAACCGTTATGGTGTGATACTCGTAATCAAAATCAGGCACAGCTGGACGAGTTGTATTCACCGTATTCATTACTTATAAGTTAGATTAAAGATCCGCCAATTCCACCAATAATCTTCGCATCGGCGCTGTCCTTGACGAATTTTTGGTCACCACAAATTCCACCTGGTGTCAAAGCCTTGGTGTAGTACGCAGATTCTGGGGATCCTGGGGCACACTCAATCTTGTGCTCCAGGTCAAAGATGGAAGTAGGTCCAGCTTCTTCGGACGTCTCGAGGTTGACTGGTCTGGGCTGGTACATGCTTCTGCGTGGTCTCACCATCATGAGAACACACAACAAGAGGAAAACCACGGCGATCGTCTTGAGGGTATTTCGGTTCGTGGAGTTAAGCTTCATTTATTATGTAGCCAATATTTTTTATATTAAGTGCGTTAAAGAAATTGGATTAGTTTCAAAGTACAGAGTAATGGACGGTGAAATTACACTTGACCGAAGTCGTGGGAATGTACTGAAGCTTGACGATAATGAACAGGCTCTCATGGACGAAATAGAAATAGAAGTTCCACGTCCTCGTACGTCTCTACCAAAACCCACTGTGTATAAACCTGTCACTCGACCCCCACCCATGGAAAATTCCATGCAGGAAGACATAGATGCCTTTGCGAATCCAACGAAGCAGTCTGCACCACCACAGTATCAGGAAGACCCTGTTGACTATGGCGAATATGACCAAGAGGAAGAACAGCAGCCATATATCCAAGGTGACTATGCCATACAAGAAGAAGAGAGACCATCGCCTGGATACAAGTCCATAGACGAAGAAAAGGCGGATCTGGTAAACAAGCTCGGTCGTCTTGAAAAGAAGGGATTCACTGTAAACAAAAGACTTAACGCATATTCTGGCATTGACGATTTACGAACGGAGGTGAGGAGAATTACCTATAGTATAGATGTTGAGAAGTCTATTAAATTCTCTCGTAGAATGCTTATTGCGTGTTGTACAGGATTAGAGTTCCTTAACAAGAAATATAATCCATTCGAAATCCAGCTCGATGGATGGTCGGAGAATGTGATGGAATCGGTGGATGATTACGATGAAGTGTTCGAGGAACTTTACGTTAAGTATAGGTCTAAGGTTGCGGTTGCCCCAGAAATAAAACTCATTATGATGCTTGGTGGTTCTGCGATGATGTTCCACTTGACGAACAGTATGTTCAAATCTGTGATGCCTAATATGAATGATATTTTGAAGCAAAATCCAGGACTTGTGCAAAACATGGTTGACGCCGTGAAGAACACGACACCTAGAAACACGGAGGCTCCAGCGGGCGAACAACCAGGTGAGGAAAGATACGAAATGAAGGGACCTGGGGTTGACATTTCGAGCTTGATGGGCAATATCATGATGCCTCCGGTTCCTCCTATGTCGACTACCGCACCACAGCCAATTCCAAACATTGACCCAGACGATGACGATGATGCGATCTCCGATATTGTCGATGCACCAGAAGACGTCGAAGAAGATAGTGATGTGAAGGAGGTGAAGGTGTCTACCACGAAGGGTAAACGTGGTCGTAAGAAGAAGTCCGTCGAAATAAATTTGTAGATATAGTATAAATGATAGGGTACTGCCCCATCGAGGAAGAGCCACCAGTGCGGCTTCCTCCCCGGGTACGCGGGCCTCCCCGGAAACCCGAGGCGGATAAAAGGAGAGAGGACACAGAAACGAACTATGTCGTTTTGTTCTTTATCGCGGGCGTTCTTACACTCGCCGCGATGGATTCTGTTAAAAAGTAAATGTATTTCATTTTACCAGTCGCATGTAATGTGAATGGTAAAAGGAAGATTAGTCTATTTTTCAAGTTGTTCGACCATTTCTCGAAGTTCGTTAATCGCACCAACGGCGTACGGTATTATGCAATGATAATCAAGTTGAGCTACATTTGCACCCCAATCATCGTATGATGGTTCGTTTTTAGTTTCATTGGGTGGCGTGACATTCTGATATTACACTACAAATTTATCATGCATTTTCCAAGCGAAAAAACGTCAGGTTCTTCTTCTTTCATCTTCGGCATCTTGAAACCACCCTGTTTGTATACACGGAGTCGTTTATTATACATGGCGTGACACACAGACCATTGGTCAAATATGTCGTATATGTTAGGGTTATTCTTCTTACCTTTTGTTTCCCTCATGATGCGACCTATTGATTGGACGATATCTGATTTAGGTGTCGCAAGAATGACCGTATCCAGAGAAGGTATATCCAAACCCTCGTGCGCTTGGCTAAAAGTGGCAAAAATTATCTTTTTTGTACTCGATTCCGCGAGATCGGCTTCTTTCATACCACCCATGTAGAGACCTGACCTTTTTGGGAAACATTGATGAAGCATCATGCAGTGTTGGCGTCTATCACTTAACACGAGGGTTTGTCTCGTGGATTTCGCGATACGACTAATCAGTCCCACGAGCATAGAGTTTCGTTCCCTATTCTCCGTGAGTTCCGTAATCATCGTGGACAGGGACAGCTTACCGAATCTCGTACATGGCGGTGGATCCCTGAATCTCTGACACTCAAATTCGATGGGAAATACCTCCACGTCTTGTTGGTTTTCTCGTTCTACAGCAAAAAACGTTGGTCCCATGAACCAGTGAAGAACCTTCGTAAGCCCATCTTTTCTATTTGGGGTCGCAGACAGACCAAATATGTGTTTTGGGCACATTTTAAACAGGGATTGGCTAAACACCTTTGCGCATATGTGATGGGCTTCATCGACGATGAGTGTTCCTATGCTATCAAAATCACCGAATGTATACTCTTTGAGAGAAAGTGATTGTAGCATGGCGATGACGAAATCACACTCAACATCCTTTTTGTTTTGTTGAACTCGTCCGATTGTAGCGCCCGGACAAAACTGTTTGATTCGCTCTTCCCATTGATTTGCGAGGAATTCCTTGTGTACGATGATCATGGTTCTGTATCCCAGTTTACACGCGATGGCTAATGAAACGGTGGTCTTACCGAACCCACACGGTAAGCTGAGGACCCCGTGACCTGCGTCAATAGCCGCAGCAAGTGCGGCGTTCTGATGGGTGGCGTCTCGTAAGGTTCCATGAAATTTGACGCGAGTTCGTGTAGGTTCAGGTCTCTTATCCTCGTTTGGTTCTCCCAATTTACTAATTCCGTAGTATCTTGGAACGCAGATTCCATTCTTAGTTGGTCTAAATACCTTAAAAGGTGGAGGGGGGAACCCGAAGTCGTCATTGACTATGGCTCTTACCGTCAGCTCCTTTTTTAATTCACGAGGTGGATTGTTCACTATGTATCCACTTCTCGTGAGCATTCTACTGTATTAAAGATTGGAAACTTTAATAGAGTACATAATCATGCCATCCGTGAACGTTGAAGAGAATATCAAGAAACTCCAAGAAGCCGTCGAAGCTACGTATCAAGAGCTTCACAGACTTCAAGGAAGTCTCCGTGTTTTCTTGGGTTTCCAAGAAAACGGTCTCAAGGAAATTGAGATTCCAGAGAAGAAGAAGGAAGAGGAAGAGAAGGAGTCTGAATCTGCTTAATCACCCAAGCATATCCACTGTGATTGGCGACATTCCAAGCGCCACTAAAATTTGCTATTATTTTGACTTTGTCACCCTTAGCTAGAGATTGCACGGGTGTGTTACCTTCGACGGTACACATCACGCGTCTGTATCTGAATGGTACTTTTATTGTTAAAACATTTCCCTCGAGTGGGTCGTCTACTTTTTGTTTGTTCATGATAAATCTTGATTTGCTCTCTTGAAGTCCGTGTATGTAGTCACGCGTTCTGTCATTCACGACTACGCGCATGTACTTTTTGTCGTTATATTCATACATGGGTTCGTATACTTCACATTCCATGGGAATCATGATTTCCTGGTATATATGGTGATTAGAATTAAAGCTATAAGTACGAATAGCACGAGTGTGACTCGTATAGGTTGTAAAGGGCCTCTGGTATTGAATTCCTGTTTACAAAAAGTACGACTCACTTCTATGGATGCTTCTATGCTCGAGTAAGGTGTATTTCTAGGAGACATCATACCACACAAAGCCACGTGTTTATTTTGACCGAAGAAAGGGACTTGTCCGTGAAGACTCAAAACACCCGATGATTGTTCGAATACCCATCTTCCATCTTTCCAATCAGCACCCCATCCTATGCGTACATTCTTAGGTTCTGGAATATTGAGTTGACGAATCACCTCGGGTTTAAGTATATCTGGATGTGTAGTTAACACGTCTTCCGTGAGCTCACATATGACACACGAGACGGTCTTTCCGTCGGATAAGACCACTGGTTGTAATCGGAGTTCTGTGTTCATACCAAATTCGAGGTCGGATGGTAATGTGACTGGTTCGTCGTAGTCGAGTAACACGTTTATACACCCGTATGTACTCGGACCTATTTTTTTGGATACATCTTCACCCCAATTGTCGCCCACGAGTTCGAGTGCTTTACTGTTATCCACGCATACCACGAGGAGACCATCGTTTATTTTTACACCATCAGCGAAAGTCGCCTCGTACCCATCTTCGAGATAATTCACGTCTTCTAGGTGGGTATTAAACATAAACATGGCACCATTTTCTAAGAGTGCGGTCTGCATGGCGTCACACATGACTTTACCGGAAACACGTTGAGTGTATTGTTTAGAGAGTCCCACATGGTCGAAATTATTCACGAACTCGTATGCCGACATGGTTTCCCAGTCAACACCGTCCATGATAAATGTAATAGTACGTATGAGTCGTTCACCCGATTCCGTGAGTGACCCAATAGCGTCTTTAAGTGATATGGATTTGTATTTGGATTGTCTCGCGAGGACTTTACCCGCGAGTGCTGTGAGTGTGAGATAATCTTGTATACCGAGACTTTTAAATATGGTTTTGTAAACATCCGTCTTCGCGGGCTGAAACATGTCGTCCCATTCGATTCCCATTTCCCTGAAGAGACTATCGGTGTTTACGAAGGCGTTATCAAACACGATTCTGTGTGCGTGTAAATCACGGGTCTCTGTTTCTGGTTCCCACCACGAACCACCCGCTGATGGTTTGCGGTCGTATACGATGACCTCATGATCCGTGGACCTGAGAAGTTCCCATGCGACAGACATGCCTGTGGGTCCGGCACCCACGATGTGGACTCGCATTTATAATAGGGTACCAAAAATATTACGCTGGAAGATACAACACATTCCGCGTGAGTTGATAGAAAATCATGAGATACACCGTCAACACAGTTTGAAAGTCGAGGTACGGCATGGATGTTCACAGACGAGGGGTTAGAGTTTAGAATATAGATTGATACTTAATTACCATTATACGTCCAACAATTTATAGTGTATCTTACTGTACCATTTTTTAATTCATTTGTGTAGTGTGGATGTGTCCAATACGGCGGAAATGCCACAGCTTGTCCCATTTTTAATTTTATTTCTCGTTTATGTTCTGGAAAGCATAATTCACCTCCATTGTAATCATCATTAAGAGCTATTATGATACTCATGTTTCTTATTTCAGAAACTTTGCAGTATCCATCTTGTGTTGTTTTCGTAACTACACCATCTTCATGTAACCGTGTTGGTCCTTTTATTTTTCTTAAACTGGGTGTAGCAAAACCACTCATAGATATGTTATATTCTTTTTTAAAAGTATTACAGATATGTAATATCTTATCCATTATGAAATTACAAACCCTCTTCTCACCTTTATTCAAAATCTCCGCGATATTTACACTATCCGCGAGAACATTTTTCGATGGTTCATACACTTCTCGGTCTATAACCGCGTGTTTGTTTATAATATCTGTTATATAATCACACTCCTCAGCAGTGAATATGTCATCGAATAAAAATATACAATCAGGTGGGTACATCTCTATAACTAAATTATTTTATGTTTAAACATATTCACCGCGATGACGAGAATTTTAAGGTTTTGTTTGAAAAAGACATAGTCTCTACATAAATGGTAAAATGGTTTATGTAGGGGCATACAGTGTTTCAAATCAAAAGACGAGAATAATTGCGAAGCAACACCATGTTTTTTCATTTTTAAAAACACAAAAAACTTTTTTTATTTTTTCAGAAACTTTTCAAGGAAGAAAGTGTAGAAAAAAATAATTTTTTTATTTTTAATTTTCGAGATGACGAGAATTTTAAGGTTTTGTTTGAAAAAGACATAGTCTCTACATAAATGGTAAAATGGTTTATGTAGGGGCATACAGTGTTTCAAATCAAAAGACGAGAATAATTGCGAAGCAACACCATGTTTTTTCATTTTTAAAAACACAAAAAACTTTTTTTATTTTTTCAGAAACTTTTCAAAGAAGAAAGCGTAGAAAAAAATAATTTTTTTATTTTTAATTTTCGAGATGACGA